GATACGGACTGGACTAGGTGACACCATGGCCAGATCATCAAGGGGTACAACTCAAAGGGGCCAACGCGATGTATTCACTCAACCCTTCATCGCTAGACCCACCTTACAGCCTCTGCGTACACTGGGTCTGTTGACCCCTCACCAAACCCTAAACTTGATAAAGGAAGATCGCCGTGAGTATCACCCCTCAAGACCCCTCAGACCAGCAGCTGCTATTCGACGTGTGCACGCTCGTCTCCTTCCTAAGAGTGTCGATCGCTTCGGCAAGGCTATCCGGGCGCTCCCCTACGGAGTTCGATTTGCACTGCCTCGAAACGTTGCAATCTGTATTCGACGCCGAATTCGCAAAGAGGTTCTACACGCTATTAAACGAGCAGGTTCCGGTTCCGGCCGAGCTCGTAAACGCAGAAACCAATGGAGTAACGTGACATGCTAAGCGCAATAATCGGCGCAGCCTCCAACCTCGTCGGCGGCCTACTCGGCTCTCGCGAAAAAGCAAAGGACCGCCGCGCTCAAGAACACTTCGCCCGCACTGGTATTCAATGGAAGGTGGAAGATGCAAAAAAAGCCGGAGTACATCCCCTATACGCCCTGGGTGCCCAGACACACTCATTCGCACCTGTTAGCACCGGTTCTGTGGACCTCAGCAATACAGTACCCGCTGCCGGTCAGGATATCTCAAGGGCTATCCACGCTACATCGCCAGCCCAAACCCGTTTCGATGCGTATGAAACTATGGCTCGCAAGCTCTCACTGGAAAAGGCATCTCTGGAAAACGATTATCTTCGCTCACAGATCGCTAAGGTTACCCAGACTCTCACACCAGCTATGCCGACGCCTGGGCAACGCTATCTCGTCGAAGGGCAAGGTCCTACTGCTCTCGTGGACGACAACCCGCTCAAGCGAGTCGTTTCAGACCCCGGAGCACCACACTCCGAACCAGGCGCTATCACTGACACGGGATTTGCCCGCACTCCTGGCGGAGGATACGCCCCGGTTATGTCCTTCGATGTCAAACAACGCCTCGAAGAAGACGTGCCTGGAATGCTATTTTGGAATGTCAGAAATCGATTGTTGCCTACACTCGGCACTCCCTGGCTACACCAATACCCGCCAAATATTCCCCCTCCCGGCGGCGACGCATGGTACTATAATCCGTTCTTGCAGGAATACCGGCCCCGCAAGTATCATCCCAGAAAGGTCGGTTTTTACTAAGGAGGTCTATCAATGCCCCGTTTCCGCTCCCGCCGCCGTCGTTCTATGCGCCGCCCCCGCCGCTCGATGCGTCGTATTCGGCGCCGCGGCTTACGCCCGCTACGCATAGGATATCGGATGTGAAGTGCGGATATCCTATAATCTTAAAAGGCCGCGCCTTCGGGTGCGGCCAATGTCTTGCCTGCCGCATCAACCAAAGAAGGGTGTGGACCCATCGGCTGCTACTTGAGGCCTCGCTACATGAGCACAACGCTTTCGTCACTCTTACTTACGATGAAGAGCATTATCCGGAAGGTGGCACCTTATGTCCCGCCGATCTGCGTAATTATCTCAAACGTCTCAGAAAAAAACTCCATCCCCGAACCTTCCGCTACTTCGCAGTTGGAGAGTATGGAGAGAAATCTGACCATCCGCATTACCATCTCGCGCTATTCGGAGTTGAAACGTGCGGAAGAGGCTCTACGCGGCTTAGCCGCCATGGCTCAGCGTGCTGCCCCCAATGCACTCTCTTCACAGAAACCTGGGGAAAAGGTCACGTCTATCTTGGCACGCTCTCGGAACAATCCGCTGCCTACACAGTCGGATATGTAACAAAGAAAATCACCAACCCGAAAGGAGAAGAAGAATTAGCCGGAAGGCATCCCGAGTTCGCTCGAATGTCTAATCGCCCCGGCTTAGGGGCTCACATTGCTGATGAAATCGCCTCAACTCTTATGCACCATCGGCTTGAAGACGTAATAGAAGATGTACCTCTGGTACTCAGACACGGAAAGAAAATCTATCCACTAGGCAAGTATATCCGAAGAAGACTACGAACCCGCATAGGGAGACACCCAAATGCCCCGCAATCAATACTCGATAAAATGGAGGAAGAAGTGCGGCCTCTGCGAGAGGCTGCACAAGCTACTGCGCAACCGGGCTTTAAGCAACTGGCTTTCCGCGAAGCACTCATATCTCAAGAAGAAGGCCAGACTATAAGGCTGAAACATCTCCACAAAGGTAAAAAAGGTTTCCTATGAAACGCTCAAAGTTTTCGCTCTCTAACTACAAGCTCCTTACCTGCGATATGGGGGAGCTTGTTCCTATTGGTCTCACGGAGGTATTACCCGGTGATAGTATCCAGCAAGCAACATCGGCTCTTATTCGCTGTTCCCCTCTCCTCGCTCCTGTTATGCACCCTGTTCGTGTGGATATTAGCCACTGGTTTGTCCCGACAAGGATTCTCTGGGAGGACTGGGAAAAGTTCATTACTGGAGGACCAGACGGTATGGATGCGTCCGTCTATCCAACCATCACTTGGGGGGGTGGCACAGGCGCCGCTATCGGGTCCCTCGCTGACTACCTGGGCGTCCCTACTGGCGTCAACAACCTCGTCACCTCAGCTATACCTTTGCGTGGCTACGCTCTCATCTGGAACGAATGGTTCCGCGATCAGGACTTGCAGACTGCACTTACCATTGATTTAACTTCAGGCCCTGACACAACTACTAACACAGCACTACAAAACTCTTGCTGGGAAAAAGATTACTTCACTTCATCTCGACCTTGGGAACAGAAAGGCCCAGCTATCACAATCCCGCTTGGCGATGAAGCTCCTGTTTCTGGCATCGGCTACGTCGGATCACCTTCTGTAGACACCAATGTTGCCAGCGTTCGCGACTCGGACGGTACGACTGTCACCTATCCCTTCGCGCATCAGACTAACTCATCTGGATCTTATTTCCGCTCCACCACTGGCACCGCCGCGTCTAACCGGCCCGACGTATTTGCCGACCTCTCACAAGCATCAGCGATCACCATCAACCTTTTAAGGGAAGCGTTCGCGCTACAACGATATGAAGAAGCAAGAGCACGATTTGGCTCAAGGTATGTTGAGTATCTTCGCTATCTCGGAGTCAGATCAAGCGATGCGCGACTTCAGCGACCGGAGTATCTCGGAGGCGGCCGCCAAACTGTCCAATTTAGCGAAGTTCTCCAAACTGCTGAAGGAACTAACCCTGTCGGCGAGATGCGCGGGCATGGCATTGCTGCATCACGAACTAATCGCTACCGCCGATATTTTGAAGAGCATGGCCACATCTACAGCCTACTCACCGTCAGACCTAAGACAATCTACGCTCAAGGACTCCCCCGACACTGGAACCGCCGCGTCAAAGAAGACTTCTGGCAAAAAGAACTCCAGCACATCGGTCAACAAGAAGTCCTCAACAAAGAAGTCTACGCGCCGCACGCCACGCCGGATGGCGTCTTCGGCTACCAAGACCGCTATGACGAATATCGTAGAACTGAAAGCACAATCGCCGGAGAATTCCGCGACACCACGCTCAACCACTGGCACTTCGCCCGTATCTTCGGCTCAACCCCCGCATTGAATGCGGACTTCGTAAAAAGCGTGCCCACAGATCGTACGTTCGCTGTACCATCCGAGGACGTCCTATATGTCATGGCTAACCACAAGATCCAAGCTCGCCGCCTTGTTGCAAGAACAGGCCAAAGCTTTATCTACTGAACCTCACCGTGGAACCCTCCCGATACGGAGCTTTCAATATGACCAAAAAAATCACCAACCCTCACGAACCAATCCCCACAACCGAGTTACACGAAAGGGTGCCCTCGGCTCGCGAAAAACGACTTGATGAAAAAGGCCGCGAAATCGTATCGCCGCTACCTATGGAACCCCCTCTAGGCTACAAACGACAACCCACTATGGTGGAAATCATCCGTCAACAAATCCAATCTGAACATCTCGCTCGCGATCTCGCGGCGCAAGGCGTCGAAACCTTCGAGGAGGCTGACGACTTCGAGGTGGGAGACGACTACGAACCCTCATCTCCCTGGGAAAATGAATTTGACCCCCCCATCTCTGAACTCACTAAAGCGGGTCAAGAAGAACTAAAAAAACGCGAGGCGGCTCCGCCGCCTATCCCTCCTAAGCAAGAAAGCGATCCGGCTCAGCCGGTCGCACCGGCCCCCACGGGGCCGTCTCCTGATCAGCCTTCGGGATGATCATAGCTAGGGGGGGTCCAGGGGGCCGCCAATGAGGCCCCCTGGCTCCCTGC